AGTAAGGCTCCTATTAAGGATTGGGCTGAATTCAATGAGGCTGACTTGGAAATATCCAGATCTTCTGACTCTCTTGACTCCATCTGCTCAAGAAATTTAAGATGGATACAGAGAAATGATACTAACTCTCAAGGCTATGATGACTTCATATTGCTGAACCCTCCTAGTGTAGGTGCTGTTATAGAGAAAGGTATATGGTCATTAAAGGATCCTTTGAATCAGGATATTTACAAGTCGACATCAAAAAGATATGATCTTGTAAGGGACCCTGAATTTAACATCTTGTCCAAACAATATTTGGATGACATAAATAAGTATTGCCAAAGTAGGGGGAAGGATTATCTGAAAACCTGTCAAAAGAATTACGGGACTGGTATTAGTGAGATTATTGATCCCTCAATTGCTAAATATCACATAAGGGATTGGCAGCGAGAGATCTTCACACAGGATCCAATGAATGTTGATGATGAATTGTTTGCACTCATTGGTAAAACTATGCCAGAGAAAACGCTACCATTTCTTTTAACAACTTACAATACACTAAGAACAAGTACTGTTTTCCATGAAGCCTTATTCATGAGACAGATATGTGAATCCATAGTTTTGCAAAAGAAGAACACAAAACATAAGAGAATGATAATTAAGCACAAACAGCTCCATCTTGCTTGTTCCGTATCTATAGTAGGCAATATGACATCAAATGATACTGATGCAGGATTTGCGCATGTTAGGTTTCACTTCAATTTGAGAAATAGAAGAGATTCAATTCCAGGATTTGCAATTCACCCAAGCCCAGTTTCAGACTCCACATATAACACCATTTCACAGGGATTTAAACTTAGAAAACCTGACATTGCTTGGTTTTTATCACTTCCAGAGAAAATGATAGCAATGACTTATTCTATGATGGAAGAAAGAGGATCATTAGACATTGTCAAAGACATTAAGATTATACAACATATGAAATACATCTCATTATGCAATTTGAGCATAATGAATAGAGCATCATGGAGAGTGTCAAAAATATTGAAACCATACAAATATTATATAATTAATCTGTCCCAAAAATCTCCATTCACTAAACAAGCAGAAACCAAATTTCTTGTTGAATTTGATCTATGTAATGGATCCACAAAGCTTCCAGAGTTCACATATATGATGCAGTTCTTATACAAAAACATACACAGAGTTGAGTTTGAGGCATTATCTCCTGTATTCCGATTACCTTTAGATATGATGGGATCAGAAGCTTACATCATGAATCTATGCCCAAAGATGCTATATGGAAGGAAAAGGCATTTAGTAACCTGTTATAGGAATATAGCTGAGGAGACTGATCTCTATCATGATAGCCTAGTACATATTGAGGCTATTAGAAATCATGCAGAGTATGTGTATAAATCTTGGACATTCACATCTTCTGACAATGCTTTGATATTAGAACACCTAAACATATTGAAAACATGTGCTACAATGACTGATGGTAGATTCATATATTCACCTCTGTCTCAGGCTCTAATACTGGATGAGATCAAGCATATGTATAAAGACATACCAAACATGGGCTCAATCCATCATCCCCCATTCTCATCTTTGATATCTACGAAAGGTGCATTTTCCACATATTCAAATGATAACTGCAAAGCTATGGAAGGGATGGCTCAATTATCTGCTGATCTTCCTGCTGACATGCCAACTACTACGTTGTCTGCTGCTAGTATGATATTATATGAGGAATCAATAAATCATTCAACTCCTCTTTTATATGCAATTGTACCTAAAGATCAAGTGGGTGGAGATAGAGAAATTTCTATGATGAATGAGAAATTTAGAGTTTTACAGTCAATATGTGAGTCTGTTTCACGTGAATTCGGAATTCAATCAGGAGTTGACAAATTGGCAGATAAAGATAAAGACTCACACTTCTATAGAACTGCTCTTCTAGACGGCAAGACATTTGCATTCATGGGTGATCAGACAAGGTGGGGACCTAACTTTAACACAGCTATATTTGGAGATATGTTTCATATGTTCAAGTTAGCAGGATTTCCATGCACATTCATTCCTGAGACAGTTTGTTATATGGCTCAAAGGAAGATATTCCTGTGTCCCAAAGATGTTGATCTAGACAGAATCACAAAACGAATGAACTCTATATATCCAGAGTACAAGGGCATTCATGCACCTGCTCATATGGGAGAGGGAATATTTCATTACACAAGTTCCCTTTTCCATTCCATTGTGGCATCTTCATTTTGTAGAATCATCAAGAATGACCTTGATTTGTCATTGCATAACATATATCCAATGGTTACTTCAGATGATATAACAATAATTCATAAACATGTGGAAGAAGGTGATGTGGCAAAACTTAATAATTGCTATTTGAACATACAAGAATATTTACTACCATTTTCTATCAAGACATCAGCATATAAGAATATAACATCAAGAGATTATATAGAGTTTAATTCAATGGCTGTCTTTCAATCAACTGGTAAATATATGTCACAGTCACTTAAGCAGATGGTTGGCAATGTCAATGTGCCTATAAGTCATACATTTTGGAATGATCTTATGTACGCAAACTCAACATTTAACAC